GGAAATCAACTCGCGTTGGTCGTCTGTTAGCTGGGTGCCCGGTGCGCCCATCGCCTTGTATTTGCCGACGGAGAAGACCTCGACCTTGATGCCCGCCTTGTCGAGGGCGGCGCTGTTGTCGATGACGGCTTGCACGACGCCGATGGATCCAACCTGAGCGGAGGGCGTGGCGTAGATGGCGCGTGCCTGGCTGGCCACCCAGTAAGCCGCGGAGCACATCAGGCCGGAGGAGAAGGCATAGACCGGTTTCTTCGCGTTGAGCGATGCCACGGCCGCGGCGAGTTCCGGAGTGCCGGCCACGGTTCCACCAGGAGAATCGATGTTGAGGAAGACGGCCTGGATGTCGTCGCGTTCGCCCGCTTCACGCAGAGCCGCGGTGATGTCTTCCGAGGATGTGGCCCCGAAGAACACACGGGCAAAGAGGTCTGGCTTGCGCAGGATCGGGCCTTCGATTGCGACCACGCCGACGCCGTCCTCGACGGAGAGCAAAGAACTATCAGATGCCTGCCGGGGCAGGAAACCGCCCTTGTCCACCAGCGACCGCAGCGAGGCGGCCATGGATTGCAGGGCTTCAGGCTGGATTAGCCACTCGCGATGATGAAGGAGAACCGGACTCACGCCCCGACGCTGGTGTCAACGCGGAGCCGGATGGTTTCCACAGCATCTCCACCGGCACGCCATGTTTCTCGGCGGTTTCGAGGATGAGCTTCGCATCACTGGCGCGGCGTTCGATTTCCTCGCCGAAGTCGGCACCGAGTTCCTGGAAGTGATCTGATAGAGTTTTCAGTCCCATCTCCACATCGGCGCGGTTCTGTTGGGCTTCGCGTCCGGCATCCACGGTCACCCGCTTCGGTGGAACGGAACTGATCTTCCACCATCCCTCCACGAGCGGCAGAAGTCCGCGTGAAATCGCATCGCCGATCACGTAGGTCCACACTGGCCGGATCAGGCGGCGTTCCAGGATCATCTGGCGGAATGAGAATCGCCGATCAGCCTTGGCAACGATCAAGCGCACACCAGCACCGCCGACCTTGCTGGAATCCGCCGCGAACTCGAACGGGATCATGCCAAGCGCGGAGTCACGCCGCAGATGTTCCAGGAAGCCGGTGAACGTGGGCGATGGGCGGTTCGATTGAAAACTGTCGAGCGATTCGTCGGGTTTGAGCGCCACCAGTTTGCCGCCGACGATTTTCTGGAGAGAAACCGGGTCGCTTTGTTCGCCCGCGCCGGCATTGCCACCGACCACGAAGTCGCCGTTGTCATCCAATTCGCCGCGGGCCGTCTTGAGCACCCGGGACACGTCGGCGTTGTCCTTCACCGCGTGTTTCTCCAAGGCGAGCAGTTCGATCTCGTCGAGGATGTGGTTGATCGAGTGCTGGATCGTCGGATGGTTGCGCACGCCGCCAGCCCATTCCGGTTCGTGGATGTGGAGCACCGAGTCGGCCGGTAGGTCGCGCTTCTGGTTGCCGTCCTCCAGAATGCGGTAGAAGACTGGCGCTCCCCAGGCGTCGAGGCCGATGCCGTCGATGGTGTCCCTTGATCCAAACTCGTCGCCGATGCGGTGGCTTTCGAGCAACTGGATGCGCGGTTCACCTTCGCGGTCGCGGGTTTTGTGGATGAAGTATTCACCGTCAATGTCCATGCCGCGGCAGACGAGCGCCTGGCATTCTTCGAATGAAAATCGCCGCGTCACCTCGCAGCGGGCCGACCACAGCGCGAAATACGCCTCCGCGGCACGGTTCCACTCGGGATTGGCCGATTGGGCCTGGACGCGGATGCCGTCGCCGGTCGAGTAGATTGCCATGTTGGCCACCAGCTCGCGGACGAAGCCCGAGTTCTTGTGCAGGTAGCGCGACTTGCGGACCAGTTCGGTGCGCACCGAAGGCGTGAGCTCGTTGCGCGAGTCGGTCGGCGAGGCACCCGGCACCGATCCGCGGCGCGGGGACCAGTTGGCGGCCTCAAACGGCGAACCCCATGCCTTGGGAACAAGCACGGGGGGCAGCAGCAGGCGGGCGATGGACTGGAGGCGGTTCATTTGGGCAGGTATCCGGAAACTTGTGAAACCGCCACGTTGCGCGGGCGGCCGTAGGTGGCGGGATCAAGCACCCGCAGCGCGTGGCCGCATTCATCGAGCACCTCGGCCACCGGCATGACGAACTGCTTGGCGGCGGAGGTTTCCGCGTCGTTCCAGTTCATGATGGTCTTGCCTTCGAGCAGCAGTTCCTTCGCCCGCTGCTGGATGGCGAGCACTTCGGAAATGGTGAAGCCGGTGATGAAGAGTCCGCGGGCCATGCACGGCGGCAGGTGTCAACGCCCTCGCCATGTGGCATTGGTCCGGCGCGTGTCGATGTGGACAAAACCGGACGACGGATAGAGGCCGAGGCCACCGATGAACTTGCCCGCCTTGCGCCATTCAAGAAGCCGGTCATACACGCGTTGCGGGCTGATACCGTCGATGGTGATGTCCAGCGCGGTGAACTCCTTGTGCTGGCTGAGGGGAGCGCCGCCCACCGCACGGTTGTAGTCGGGCGAGCGGTAGGAACTCAGGATGCGGCAGGGTTTGCCGAAGCTCTCGCGGAGATCATCCACGATGCGGAGTGTGGGCACGATGTTCTTCCACAGTTTCCGCGGCGGCGGACTGTTTTTCACGCCATTGCGCTCGCGCTTGAAGTAGGATTCGAACTCGCCCGCGCCGAAGTGGCGGAATTTTTGGGAATCGAACCACTCGCTGAATGTTTCCGCGGGCATGGCTTACTTCGAGGTGCGGGGTTCGACGACGAGTTCAAAGCGGCCGTCCGGGTGAACCTTGATGACACCGTCACGGGTTGATAGACGCCCGGTGATCGGCGGGGTGATGCAGGACGGCAGGAGCAGCGACAGGGCGGCGAGGAAGTATCTGGTTCTCATGGCTCCTCGTCCGGGGTGTCAACCGGGGCGGATGCCGCTGCCTCTCGTCCCACAATCTTGAGCATGGTGGCGGCAGCGACCTGTTCCGCTTCGCAGTCAAAATAATGCTGGCTCCGAGAACCGATCCGCTCCCACAGCCACTTGCCGTTTTTCTTGATCCGGTGTTCGCCTTCCATCTGGGCGAGATAGTCCTCGTCGATGTCGTCAGGAACCTCCCAGACGGGGCCGTTTTCCGGGTCCTGATTTCGACGCAGGCGGGCGAGCGTATCCTTGATGTTGAGGTTCGACCAATAGAACACCGAGCACGATTGGCCACGTCCGAGCACCACCTTGCGGCGTGGGGAGTAGAAGCGCTCGACGGATTTCCGTCCCTTCACCTTGTGGGTGAACGTGGCTCGCTTGTCACCCATCAGAGCCGTCCAACCGTGGGCCGCACACTCGCGATACACGTCGTAGGTGGCGTGGCCGGCATCGATGAAGACTAGGTTCGGATGGATACCGAACCGCTCTTGGACTGATTGAACATCGGTGAATGTCAGCACGCGCTCGTTCCAGATCAGGCGGCTTGATCCGTCCTCGGCCCATGCGCGCACGACGAGGAACAGATGGTCCATCTGGCAGTCCACCGTGAGGATGCGCAGCGGACAGACGGATGGCTCTCCCGCGGGAACGATTCGCCCCTGAGCATCCACACCCGCCTCGCCTCCCCAGGTTTCGCCTTTCAGGTAGCCGCCCGGGACGATGTCGAGCTTGTAGTCCTCCAGGTATTCGCGCCAGGCGAGCGCGAGGCGTTTCTGATAGAACTGCTGAATCAATGACACGTCGCCCTTGCGAGCGGCGGCCTTGGCGCGGAGGTAGAGTTCGGCGAGCCGTCCCCAGCTCATTGCGCACAGGGCGTTCCAGTGGAATCCGGCGTTTTCCTTCGGCGCGTTCGGGTTGGTGACCACGTAGCGACCGGTGGCGTTGAGTTCGCGGCGGGTGCGGTCGCTGTCCTCGAAGTAGTGGTTGCAGGACGCGCAGGTCATCGTGGTGGTGTCGCGGACCTTCTGGAAATCCCACTCGCCGGATTCGTCGCGGGCGTCCTTGCTCCACTCGACCTGTTCCCACTTGAACGGCTGGCGGTGGTGGCAGTGCGGGCAGGCGAAGGTCCACACGCGCATGTCGGTGGTTTCAAACTTGCGGTGGGTGTCGTCGTCATCCTCGCCGCCTTGACTCATGAACAGGCATTTGCCGAGCCAGCCGAATGCGGTGACACGGGCTTCCGCCTCCGCCATGTGTCCGTTTTTGTACCTCCATGTCTCATCGCAGACCAACCAACGGATCGACCGGCGTTGTAGGTTCGTCTTGTTGTTGGCCCCCAACACCCACAGGGTCATGCCATTGGCGAAGTGGATTGTGGTGTTACGCCGCTTGTGCCGGTTCGCGGGATAGAGCGCCTTCACCGGTTCGCATTCGTCGAATAGTTTCTGGAGTCGGCTTTCGCTTTGGTCCTTCGCGTCATCGTCGGTTTGATCAAGCCATAGTGTTGGGCCTGGATTGTTAGCGATGATGTGGCAAAGGCCAAACTCACCAACACTGGTTTTGCCACTCTGAATTGCGGCGATAATGCTAACAATGCGGATTTTGGTGTCCATCAGCGCCTCCATAGGTTCACGCATCCAAGGTGAGTTTGCTGATCGGAACCGGCCGGGAATTGGTGAGTATGGGATCGAGGTGATATGTTCCTCGCACCACTCCCATGGTGGGCGACGATCTGGTGGACGCCATGCCTCGCGCCAAATTCTGGTAAGTTTTTCAGAAGCTGTCATAGAAGAAGGCGAAGTTGGGGATCCGTGATCTTCGATCCTTTGCGCAGATTTTCCTTCGCCCACAACGGCCGGAGATTGGTGAAATGAAAACACCGGCGGGCCTGGTCTTCATCGCGCATGTCGAAAGCACTGCATGGCATGATGTGGTCAATGTGCCACTTTCGACCATAGTTTTCCATGCTCATACCCGGCTTGAATTTTGCCGAGATGTAATTCATGAATTCTTCGAAGGAGCATCCAAGTAGCGCTTCTGAGTGATCAGGCTTCAGCGTTCCCCTCAGCAGCTTGCCGATGCGTCTCCGAATGCTCGATTCGATCCGATTCTGTGGATTCAGGTATCTTCGCCGAGTCTCCTCTCGCTTCCGTTCCCGTATCTTGTCCCTGTTCTTTCGGTGCCAACGGCTGTTCTGGGCGGAGATCTTCGACTTGTTGCGTTCCCGATACTGGTTGATGGCGTCTTTCTTGCGAAGATAGTAGTCGCGCTTCTGTTGGAGAATGCGCTCTCGATTGTCCTCGTAGTAAGCCTTCTTGGAAGCCTTCTGCTCGTCGCAATAGGCTGCCCGAACCTGCTCGTTTATTCGGTCCCGATGCGCCTGCCGGTATTCACGGCTGTACTGTCTGACATGCTTCCTATTCGCAGCACGCCAACGCCGGTGATTCTCACGCTTCCGCTCTGTCGCGACCTTCTCTGTGCGTTCCACACCCGCTTGGGCGCGTCAACCTGCCTCAGACTCACCCTGATGGAGGATCGTCAACACCTCGTCGATGGCACGGCGGGCTTCCTCCTGAATACCGGTGGCGTCGAGTCCCGATAGAATCGGAGGCAATTCCTGCTCGAATTTTTTGCGGAGCATCGACGTTGCCTGCGCTACGAACTCGGTCCATGCCTGCCGCACTTCCTCGACGGCCACGTAATCGCCGCGCCGGATGCCGAGCCGCAATTCCCGTTCCTCCACTTCCGCTAACAACTTGCGGGCCTTGAGTGACGATTCGATGTCGGCGGATTCCTGTGTCGCCGGTTCACCACCCTTGAGATCGTTGCGGCGCATGAATTCCCGCCAGGCGGCCACGTCGTGCAAGCCGTTTGAGGCGGGCTTCGGCGCGTCCTTGCGCTTCTTCCAGGTGTTGAGCGTCTGGCGGCTGATGCCGAGGATCACGGCGAGTTCCACGTACGATGCCGCAGTGGCGGGTTCCGCTCCGGTGCCGGTTGCCATCGTTTGCAGCATGGCCCGCTCGGCACGGGTCAGCTTGCCGCCCTTTTGCACGCGGGCAACCAGATTGGCGAAGTCGCGGTTGAGCAACTTTTTGGCGATGTCGGGCGAGAGGGATTCCATTCGCCGGGGC